GATCTAATATAGCAAATTTCCCTGGTGAAACCTCCGGCTTATGCCGGACTGTGAAGCCCGGATAGTGCATTTCGCATTGTCCGGGCTTTTGTTTTTTAACCACGCAACTTGCGCGGGAAGCAAGGAGGAACCATGAGTCAAGAGCAGGATGTCACCACCACGGCAAAGGCCGGAGAAGAGCAGGCGAAACCGGAGCAGGAGCAGATTGACCGCATCGTGAAAGAGCGGCTGGACCGGGAGCGCAAGAAGTTTGAGCGCGAGAAGTCGGAGCTATTAAAGCAGTTCGACGGCATTGATCCTGAAGAATACCGCAAGTTGAAGCAGGACATTGAAGAGCGCGAGAACAAGAAGCTCGAAGAACAAGGCAAGTTTGAGGAGATCCGCAAGAAGCTGTCCAGCGAGAAAGAGCAACTGAGGGCTGAGTATGAAAAACGGTTGCAGGAGAAAGATGAAAATTTACGGCGGCTCGTGCTGGGCGATAAAGTGCGCAACGCGGCATTACAGGCAGGCGTCTTCCCCGAGGATATTGAAGACGTTTTGCTGCTGACCTCGAAACACTTTGCCCTGGATGATGACGGGACAGTTCGCGTTCTTGACGACAATGGCAGGGAGGTGAGCGAATCCCTGGGTGACTTTTTCAGCAAGACGTTCCGGGAGCGCAAGCCGAAGTTTTTCAAGGGCGCGAATGCTACCGGGGCTGGCGTGACTGGCGGCTCGGCGCATACCGGCCAAGATTGGCATAAACTGTCGCCTGTTGAACGGCTCAACGCCGCGAGGCAGTCCGGCAAAAAATAGTGAGGGATGAATTATGGCACTTACTCTTGTAGAGGCTGCGAAACAGTCTCAGAACCCCATCCAGTCGGCTGTTATCGAGATGTACGCTCGTTCCAGCGACATCCTGTCCGCGTTGCCGTTCCAAAACATCAGCGGCAATGCCCTGAAGTACAATCGTGAAGAGACGTTGCCCGGAGTCGGTTTTCGTGGCGTGAATGAGGCTTATGACGAGTCTGTTGGCGTGTTGAACCCGATGACTGAGCCTCTGGTCATTGCTGGCGGTGATCTGGACGTTGACACGTTCATTCTCGCCACCATGGGCGCACAGCAACGCTCCGTTCAAGAGTCCATGAAGGTCAAGTCCCTGGCTTTGTCCTGGGCCAAGCAGTTCTTGAAAGGCGACTCCACCAGCGATCCTCGCGGCTTCGATGGCCTGCAAGTGCGGTTGACCAGCAACCAGAAGCTCCATGCCGGGACCACTGACGGCGGCGATGCGCTGTCCCTGGCCAAGATGGATGAGGCGATTGATCTGTGCGAGAACCCTACGCACATCATCATGAACAAGGCCATGCAGAGGCGTTTTTCCGCTGCGGCCAGACTGACCACCGTTGGCGGTTACATCACTTACAGCCTGGACGCTTTTGGCCGGAGGGTGATGCGCTACAACGATCTGCCGATTCTGTCGTGCGGCATTGACAATGACGGCGCGGAGATCCTGCGGTTCAACGAGACCGGCTACACCGGCTCCACCGCCTCGGCTTGCAGCATCTATGTTGTATCTTTTGGCGACGGGATGCTGACAGGTATCCAAAATGGTGGGATGGATGTCCGCGACCTGGGCGAATTGCAGGAAAAGCCTGCCGTGCGCACTCGTGTTGAATGGTTTGCCGGGATCGCCATGTTCCATGGCCGCGCCGCCGCTCGCCTGTACGGCGTCGAAGACGCTGCCATTGTTGCGTAACCTGTTCCTGTAAGGAGGAAATGAAATGTCTGTACTCGGAGATAAGAAACGACCTCAAGGCACGTTTGACAGTGACCTGGAGTTCAAGGATGCGGGATTGGTTGCGACCTCTGCTGCTGCTGAGGTTGATAGCTCTGCACAAATTGTGGACGTGGGGACCGGTCTGTTCAAAGGCTGCATGATCCTGGAAGTGACCGCCCTGGAGATTGCCAGTGACGATGAGATTTACGACATCGTGATTCAGGGCAGTTCTGACAGCGATTTCGGGACCGCTGCCAACATTCGGGAGTTGGCTGCTATCAATCTGTCCGCTAAAGAAGCGAAGCGCACCGACTGCGACGAAGACGACTCGACGGGTCGATACAAGATTTACTTCGACAACGAGAACAACGGTACGCTTTACCGTTACCTGCGGCTTTACACCGTGGTTGACGGGGACATCGGTACCGGAATCAACTACTCGGCTTATTGTGTGCCGTCCGAATAAGGAGGCACATGATGACCAATGATCTGATTCAAACCAAACGGTACAAGGCCGCTGGCGTCTGCAAGATCGCTGATGAAATCCTGGGACCGGGCGCGACGAAAAACCAATATCGCCTGCTCGTTCCGGAGTCTGTTTCCACTGTCACGGAATACGGCAGCGATTATGGGTTGCGGCATAGTGTGATCGAGTTCACCAAGGCGGCGCATCTGATTACCAGGGCTGGCGAGGGGAATGACGGTCACGGCAACCTGAAGCTGGCCACGTTCCCGAAAGGCCGCATCTGGGTGCATGGCGCGGTTGGGACGTTGACCAGTGTTGACGTGTCCGATTCTGCCAACATCAGCGACACCGGCACCGGCGATTACTCGTTCGGAACCGACGCCACGGCCAACTGCACCCTGGACGGGACGAACGTCGACCTGGGGCCGTCTGCTGCCCTGATTGACCCGTTCGTGTCTGGCGTCGGCTCTGCTCACGCCTCGTCCGTCCTGGCCGCTGGAGCACTGTTTGACGGTTCTGCAACCGCCACGCCTGTATTCCTGAACATCATTTTCGATGCAGGGGATGTGACCACGGGTAACGGCACTGCTGATCTTGTCGGCAAGCTCATCATCAAATGGTCGTATCTTGGCGACTTTTAGCTGGAGGGGCTTCGGCCCCTCTTTTTCAATATGAGAGGTTGAGATGCAGTTATACAACATCAAGACCGGCGAAATGTGGACCGGCGAGCCGATTGACGCCAGGGAATTGCTGGATCGCGGCGGCTGGCAGGACAAGCCAATTCAGGTCAAGGCCGCTCCCGCCCCTGTTGTCGATGAAGTTGAAGCTGAAGAGCCGAAGCCTGTAAAGCGTGGTCGGAAGAAGGCGTAAGTCATGGCTACGCTCACCGTTGAAGATGGTAGCGTTGTAGAAAACGCCAACAGCTACGTCAGCCTGGCTGGTTGCACGACCTATCATACCAACCTCGGCAACGAGGACTGGGAGGACGTTGACGGCCAGGAAGAGGCGATACTGAGGGCTATGGCATGGCTGGAGACGCAGCCATGGAAAGGCCAGAAGACGGATTACGACAACCCGCTCCAGTGGCCGAGGTCTTACGTCACGCTGGACGGTCTGGAAGTTCCGGACGATGAGGTTCCGCAACAGGTGGTCAATGCGCTGTGCGAGGCCGCTCTGATAGAGGGCGAGACTCCCGGCGCGTTGCGACCAGCATTGGATCGGGGCGGTCAAGTGACCAGTTTTACCCTGGTCGGTGTCATGTCTGAGACATATGCCAGCGGCGCACCTGCCGGGACAACGTATCCGGCCATAACAGGGAAGCTGCGCGGCCTGACATACGGCTCCGGGAATATCAAGGTGGAGCTGGCGTGACAACGCTCAACCCGAAGTATGCCCAGGTTGCGGCCAAGGCTGCTGCCGCACTGACGACATGGGGTGAGCCTGTGACGCTGGTGCAGCCGGGAACGTCCACGTTTGACCCAGCTACTGGTCTGACCACGGCGGGGTCGGACATTACGACAAGCTGCCGGGCCGTCATCATGCCGGTGCACGTGCATCGGGTTGACAACACCAACGTGCTCTCAAGCGATATGACGGCCAAGGTTGCGGCGGCTGGGTTATCGGTCACTCCAGCGGTAGGCGATACCATAAAACGCGGCCTAGTCGAGTACGTTATCTTGGCTGTCCGCATCATTGGCCCTGATGGCGTTTCTATTGTTTACGAACGGCAATCGGAATCGCTTGTGTAATCAGTGCTGTCTTGTTCGCATTGATTGCAACATATGGCCTTGCGTTGATTGGAGAGCCACAATCTTTGTGGATATGGCGTGACTTGCTGGGGATCATGCAATGAGCTTTGCTGAAGACATCAAGAAATTCCAGAGCAACACCGAGCGCAAGGCCAGTCAGATTGCGCGGAAGGTCGGGCTTGATCTGCACAGCCGAATTGTCGAGCGCACTCCTGTAGATACCGGACGGCTACGGGCGAACAATCAACTTGCCGCTGGATCAAAGCCTGCTTCTTCATTGATGGCCACGGACAAAGATGGCGGTGCAACAATAGCAAAAGGCCAGGCGGCGATGGGTAGTTACACACTGGGCGATGATATTTGGATCTGCAATAACGTCGAATATGCTGCTCCTGTAGAGTTTGGTGCAGAGATGGGCAAGAAGATGCAACGTCCTGAAGGCTTTTTCCGTGTATCCATTGCCGACATCCTCCAGGCATGGCCTGGGATCGTGAGGATTGCCAAATGAGCGAATCCATCATGGCCGCATTGAACGCCCACCTGAACACGTTTGCCACCAGCGAGGGCATTACTGTGGCCTGGGAGGGCGTTGACTTCACGCCTCCTGCTGGCGCGTATCTCCGGGCGTTTCTGCTCCCGGCGATGACCATTGGTGCGGCACTCGGGACCGATGCGCCAAACAAGCATCGAGGCATCTATCAGGTCGATTGCATCTATCCTGGCGGCTCCGGCTGGGGCGCATGTGCGGCGATGGCTGAGAAAGTCCGGGTGCAGTTCAAGCGCGGCACAAGACTGATGAGCAACGATCTCATCATTGAGTCCGTATCGTTCGGCCCCGGCATGATGGACGATTCCAGGTACAAGATTCCAGTGTCAATCTCTTACTGGGCATTTTTGGCGAACTGATGAAGAAAGGCGAGTACAGCCCCGGCGAGCTGCTTGAGATACTGCGCAAGGTCTGGCCGGATGCGTATCGCCACATTATCTGGCTCATCAAGAGCCATCTGAAGATGATACAACACAAATGAGGCTCGGCGTCATGCCTACCCGAAACATTTTGATTGCCCCCGCGCAAGCCCCGGCGATCTCCATCAATAGAGGAGAATCGTTATGGCATTCGCAGCGGGTTCTTACCATGGACTGAGTTACATTGCGGAAACCACTTTCGGCACAACTCCTGCCGGGACGTATCAAGCACTCCGGCATACAAACTGCTCACTGGCTCTTACGAAAGACGGATTTCAGAGCAACGAGCTTCGGGACGACAGGCAGATCAGCGACTTCCGGCATGGCGTGCTGCGTGTCGGTGGCGACATCGGGATTGAGTTTTCTTACAGCGAGTTTGATGACATGCTGGAAGCTGCCCTGTTCGGTGAATGGAGCGACAACGTCCTGAAGGCCGGAACCACCGCCAAGTCATTCACCATGCGGCGGCGGTTCGCGGACATCCTGCTGGACGGCTTCTTCACCGGCTGCATGGTCAACAGCTTCAACCTGTCCATCCCGGCCAACGCCATGGTCACCGGCGGCTTCGGACTGGTCGGCAAGAGCGCGTCCTACTCCGGCAGTCTGCACACCGTGACCATCACGGCCACAAACGCATGTACCTCTGCGGAAGATGCGACCGTGACAGTCGCTGGCGTGGAAACGACTGTTGCCCTGACCACGAGTGAAGACGACACCACCGAGGTTGCTACGGCGATTGCCACGGCACTGGATGCTGTCTCCGGTTACACTGCAACCTCCAGTTCGGCAGTAGTTACGCTGACGTATCCGGCTGTGGATGGAGTGTATGCTGTGTCGTATTCTGCCGGGACCACCGGCGCGACGGCCACTGTCGGCACTCCTGCCGTTACTGATGCCGACGCCAGCGCAACTCACTCCCCGTTCGATTCGTTCACCGGCGTCCTCCAGGAAAATTCCTCGACGATCGCCGTTATCACCAGCATCGAACTTAACCTGCAAAACGGCCTGGAGCCGACTTTTGTTGTTGGCAGCAACTCCACGCCGAGCATCACGCCTGGACGGTCTAACCTGACCGGGACTGTCAGTGCCTACTTCGAGAACAAGACCCTGCTGGATAAGTTCATCAACGAGACTGAATCCAGCATCGAACTTGAGCTTGGCTCGACCTCGAACAAGTACGACATCGAGATTCCGCGCATCAAGTACACCGGGGGTGAAAATCCCGCCAGCGGCGAGGGACCGATTGTCATCAACATGCCATTCCAGGCGTTGTACGATTCCGGCGAGGGCACCCACCTAAAGATAAGACGGACACCGGAGTAACCAGTAACGGGCCGCCCCTGCATAGGGCGGGAGCGGCCTGAAACAGACACTTCCACCATGCACCTGACCGACCCGGCCACCGGCAAGACGGCCCCCGGTGTTGAGTTTGAGGTGTATTCCAAAGACTCGGATGTCTTCCGGGCAGCAAAGCTGAAAATTGACCGGCAACGGGCCAAGAAGTGGCAAGGCCACCGCAAGATGACTCTTGATCCTGCTGAGATCGAGCAGGAGAACCTGGAGCTTGTCGCGGCCTGTATCGTTGGATGGAAAGGCTTGTCGTTCGGCGGCAAGAAGTTTGAGTACAGCAAAGAGAATGCAGTCAAGTTGATGCAGGACTTCCCCGAGATTTACGAGCAGGTTGATCTGTTCGTGGGGGATCGTTCCAATTTTTTGCCGAGTGCCTAGACCAGCTTTGTGATGCGGTTGCCGATCATGTACGTCTTCACACTCCGCAAGAAGATGGTTCTACACTCCGGCAGCATCTTGAGCAGGTCGAGGCGACAACTGGCCGGACACCGGCTGAACTGGAAACGCAGGAACCACCATGGCAATTCGAATACCTGTTCATCATGTTCTGGGAACTACACGCGGGGCGCGGTTCAGGCATGTCTGGGCCGCTCCCGCTATCATGGACAGAGATCAAGTGCTGGGCTGACCTGCACGGCGTGGACCTGACGGGATTTGAATTGACGGCTATCCGGGCCATGGACGGCGCATATCTGCAAGCAGCGCACAAGCAGATGGATAGCAAGGCGAAAAAGAAAAAGTAG